GAGCTACACCGTTAACCTGGTCAGCGAGAATAGTAAAGGTACCATCATCGCCAGTGTTAAGTTCATAGACACCTGGTGCGGCACCACTACCTCTCATTTCATCACCAAGGAAGTCATCAAAGTAGTGTACCACGTCCCAAGTGTTGTGCTCTAGGAATGGGTACAGTCCATCACGACCACCACGCACGCGCTTTAGATGGGCGCGCGACCTTACCATTTGAATAGGGTCAGCCATTAGTATTTACCTCTACGAGATTTGGGTTTAGATTTTATTTGTTTACGGGCAGAAGCAGCTTGCTTCTTCCCTTTTGCTGTGTATGGGAAACGTTTGTTACCAACCTTAGGCATTTAGGGCCTCCTTCAGTGTTAGCCTTTGTTCAGTTGAACCCCGAACTAGCTTACTCGGAATCTCGATGCGAGCAGGCTTTGGGTCACGGAATTGGAAGAGCCCTTGTACCCTATACTCATGACGGTCTAAAAGGATGAGGCTTGTATCCAAGTCATGGGCTGTAAACGGGCCACCAACACTTAGTTTAGTGACTAGAGTCCAGCCCTGCTTGTCAAGCATATCAACAAACTTGTTGCAGCTTTCACGAGTTATACCTTGGTAATGGCCCATGCTTGCGTCACGTGGTACCTTAAAGGTGCCTGTCTTAACGCGCCGTGGGTCGTTACCACGAGCAGCATATCTTTGGTTAGCCGCCGTTGTGTCTAATTGAAACTCATCTAAACGTAGGGAGTCTATAGGTCAATCCTCTCTAGCTCACTTTCAAGACAACCGTCTTTACCGTAGCCCTTAAAGAATACTTTGTACTTTGTCTCTTGCTCTCTTTTAGTAACGTACATATAGTTTAGTACAGTACCTAATGGAGTAGCGTCGTCTGGGCCTAGGTTTAAGCCATGTCTAACTTTATTCTCTAGCGCAGAGCCAGGTTTCGGCATGATAATATCATCAGCTTGGAACCCAGCGGCTGCACGCCCAGGGTACTTTAGGTCTATTACCCGTTTACGAACATCGTCCACTGACCCTTCAAGTAACTTGTCGGGTGTAACTGTACGATTCAGACCTTGAGGGGCTGCTAGCGAACTAGTCAGCCCGTCAACGGTTCGTGCTAGACCAATTATCATTTCTTCTAACTGGTCTATTCGGTCTGTCTTTTTAGCCGTCTTTGGCTGAGTATCCACCAGCTCAGTGGTTTCACTACTTTCCACCATAAGGTTGTTAGGCTCCTTTCATAAATACGCCGTGGTCGTCCCTGATTTCCTGTGTACCATAAAGCTGTTCGATAACAACCTTGTCAACGATATAATCAATATCGAATTGGTGGTAGGTCTTCGGGGAAATTTGCATAACCAAGGCGAGGGCTTCCTTCTGGAACATGCCATTGTCGTGACCAGCGGCGTTAGTACCTTCGACGTTTACCGAACGATAAATCGGCATCCCCATGAATGAGGCGACGTAGGCTTTCTCTAAGCCGGTCTCACGACCTGGGCCGTGGATAGACTCGTAATCGTTGTGGACGAAGCGGTCAAGCTTCAACAGACCCGTCTCTTGGGCGGGGCTGACTATCATTACACGACTGTCCTGTGGCGCATCTGCATCGTCCAGATACTGCCTAGAACGTAGGAGTTCGTCATCGGTTAATTCGACGGCGAGGGTTCCAACGGTCTGACTGAAGTTGTCTACTAGACCTGCCAACACATCGTCAACTGCCAAGGCCAAGGCATAGCCCAGCTTGCCAGCATAGAGTTTGAGTTGGTCACGGTTGTTCTGTACACGGGTAATGTTCTCTAAGGCAATAGCCGCATATTCATGCGTACCAATAGAGATATCCGTGTTTGATTCAGTGACTGTCTCGTACGTTACGGCACCGTTAGTGCTCTTAGTACGAGCAGCAAGGTTACTCACACCAGGGATATGGATAGTGTCCCCAAAGGATAACCCACTTTCAAATTTACGGTCAACCAAGTTAGCAAATACTAATTGGTTCTCCCGTGCCACGATAGCCTCCATACTCCAGAGTTCTGGAATAAATACATCAGCCGTCGTATTATCTATAAATTCTGTTGCGCCTGCTGCCATAATGTTCTCCCATTAATTTTTCATTTGGTCGTAGACTTTATCTAGCTCTTCCCGCATCCCTTTAACACCAAGCTTAATTGGGTCAAGGTTTGCGACATCCTGTCGAGTGAATCGCTGACCACCTCCTACCGAAGAGCCCGTGTCTACGCGCCCGTGCTCTTGTCGGTCTTTTAGAATCGCCTCTTGTATTTGGGATTCTGTTGGTTCATTAAACGAATTAGGTGCTAAGGCCTCCTGGGTAAGTCGCCTGACTTCCGAAAGACGTTGTATGTCTCCCGACTGATTGACCTCATCTAATAGCCTTCGAGCCCCATCTAGCCTATCGTCTGACGACCAATCTACATCGTATTCGTCAAGTAGGCTATTTAGCTCGCCTTCAAACTGAGCAGCGGTTGTATCATTTCGACGTTGGTCTTCGAGACCGCGCATCGTTTCGCGTGTACGCTCCACTACACTTTCATCCCCAAACGAACTTGTCGTTTCAAGTAGGGATTGTAGTAATCCTTCAGCCCGCTTCTGGCCTGCCTCTAGCTCAGCTATCCTCACGCCAGTATCCTTAGCTTTAGTAAGGTTGCGGTTAAACTTCCGTTGGAGCTTTTTGTACTCTCCTTCCCAATCTGCATCTCTACCTTGTGGGGTATCCACAGTTTCTTCGTCAGCCATAATCCTCCTCTGTGCGTTATCCCGACCCCGTGCGGGGGGTTCACTTTACGGGTTTCCGCTCATCAGGGGTGAGTCTAGTCGCACACCAAACTCACTCCTAACAATCAGTTACTGGTATTATAACACATTTCTATGTGTTTGTCAAGAGGTTCCTGTTCTTATTTTTGACATCTGCAACCGTATTTCGGATTGTCTCTTAGGGTTTTCGGGTGCATAGTCAAAGAACATTGTTAAGTACTTATCTATTTCGTAGTTCATACGGCGCATTTGGCTGCGCTTATTGTCTACAATACGCTCTAGAGACTGGAATTTACCCTGTAGCCGTAGTGTATTTTTCTGGGCATCGGGTGAGTTAGAAAATAACTCCCAAGCTTTCCAATTCTCTTCTGGCAAAACCTCTTTGTAGACATCCCAGAAAGGTCGTAATACATCCCATGACTTATAGTATTCAGTTACCAAGGGGGGTAGTTCTGAACCATCAGGGGTTTCTAGTAGCTGCTGGTCATTACTAAACCGTATCTCATCTGCAATTATTTTACCCATACCTTCACCATACTGCTCGTAGCGAACCTCTATCTGATTCTTAAAGTTTTCAATGGCTTGATGGTTTACATTGCCAAAAGCATCTTTAGCCCTAGGGGAAGCCATAAAGTCGAACAACTCATTTCTTGCAGCAGTTGCTAGATTCTCTTGGGCAGCACCTTGGAAATACTCATTACGGTCTTGTATCAGTTTTGGGTGCCTATCACGTAGGTCACGTTTACGCGCTGAACCCGCCTCATTAATGATGGTCATCTTATCTCGGAAAACTTTACCAGCATTTCTGCCGTTAGCACCTGACCAATACTCTTTTTCAATCTGGTCATACCCTTGCTCAATAAGGTTTCCGTTTTCATCCTTAACACCATGAATTTGTTCACGGCGAATATCAGTAGCCTTATCTTGGTACGCTGTACGCTCTTTACTGCTCTCGTACTCCTTTGAGGTACGTTCAACTAAGTCCTCAGCCTCTTGAAGGTCAGGATTCTCTTCAAGCAAACGGGCATACTTGGAGCGATATGTTGGTAGTTTTTTGAACTTATCCCAGGTGATACCTGAGAATTGTTCACCAAATTTTTCCTTTATAAGCTTCTCTCGTAGCTCGTCCCGATGGATACTTGGTTGGATTGGCGAGGATACACCACCAAAGAACTCCGCCGCACCCGAAGGGGCGCCGCCCTCCATGAGAGCTTCAGCAGAAAACGGCATGAACTTTGGCCCTATATACTTTAGAAACTCTTCAGGGTCACTTAGTAGGTCATCAGTATCTGGTAAGGTTTTACCAATTGGGTCAGCCCCTGTTAACCAGGAGATAGCCTCGCCTCCAACTGGGGACATCTGATAGCGGAGCCTCTTCAAAAGAGGATTACTATTGTAGGTATCCTGGCTCCACACCTTAGCGTCCATAAACTTTTTAGGGTCAGTCATAGCTTGTTGGGTTACATCAGCGGCCATGTTCATAAGGGAGTTGCTCTTGCCACCGAAACCAATCCAGTGGTCGCCAACCTTTACCTTCATGAATTGAGCGTGCCCTGGCATGAAGTTTACCTCTTGGTCAAGAGCAGCGGCTGCTGCTGCGTGAAGTGCAAGCTGGCCTGCAAATAGCGAGGCGACAGCCGTTCTTGCTTGGCCGCCCCGTAAGCCGCCTCGTGTCATATCCATAAATAACGCGGCGGTTGCTCTCGTATACCGTGGCGAGAACATAAGAAGAGAGGA